TTACGGTTTGCCGCTTTTCAGGGGTAGGTTTGTCAACCCTTTGGCGGCTCTGGCCTCGTAGCAGGCATGAATCATCTGCCAGAACACCTCATCCGGCCAATCTGAACGAGCGTAATTCACGACCGAGCAAACGAGCCTCGCATTGCCCGGCGAATATGGGCCTTTGGGGTTGATACGGTCGATGCTTGGAGCCCACGGGCGGCGGTAGCCCTTGCGCGCGGAGGATAGGTCGAACGGGATGCCGCTCACCTCGCACCGGGCCGCACAGATCTCCATGCGCCGCTCAAGCCATTCCTTTGTGATGGTGAAGGGGATACCCCTGAGAGTGGCCCGCCCCTTCGCATTACGGAACATCGCCGTTGCACAACGCCGGATGTCCTCGGCTGAGTAGGAGATGGGCTGGCGCTTTACGTCACCCCATTCCTCCTTGATCTTCGCCAGGAAAGCAGGAGCCTCCTCTGGGGTGAGCCTCCGAGGGAGGAGCCCGTTCTCTCGCATGATGGGGGTAGGGCGGAAGTAGATGTATTCCTTCCCGTTCTTGCCGATGAACTTTTTTGCGTATGGCAAATCACTCATACAGAGCAGTATGCGTGATTGGGCTAGTTAATCAATGGCTTAGACACTTTATCGACAAGGTTTGACACCTCTCGCATTCCCAGAGGGTCGATTTTTTCCACAGCCCGTCGAACCGCCGCCCTTTTCTTGGCCCGCTCCGAATAGTGTTGAGCCATGGCAAGGGTCTTCTGGCCCAGTGCCCGCCTGATGTCGTCGAGGCTTGCTTCCGACTCGGCCAGCATGTCGCCGACCGTATGCCGCAGGCCGTGAATGGTCAGGTGCGGCCCAATCCGGCCTTCATTCTCCAAATCATCCTTGAAGCGGTCCCAAACCGAATTAAAGCCGCTCTCTGTCCAGGGCGTCCCGCGCGTCGTCGCGGCGACAGTCTCGGCTTCGTGTGCCGGAGCTGCCTCAAGAATCATCTGCAAGCCGGGATGGACCGGGATACCCATGTCCTCATCCGTCTTGGATGTATCGAGGTGGATCACGCCATCGCGAATGGCGGCTTTCGGCAGGGTCAGGCAGTCCCGCTTGCGCAGGCCCGTAAACATGGCCAGAGCCAACGGCACCTTAATCTGCCAGGGGGCCTCCTCCAGGACTGTCCGCCGCTCGTCCAGGGTCCAGGGCCGGTTAGCTTTCCGCTTGCCCTTGGGGCGCTTGGCCCTCTTCACATGGGGAACCGGATTGCTCCGGGCCCATCCCTTCTCAATCGAGAACTCGAAGACGTTGTGCAGGACCGATAGCACGTAGTTCGCTTGACGCTGCCCCCGCTCTCGGGCGAGCAGATCCCGCATTTCGGCCAGGAACGGCGCCTCAATCGACTTGAGCGGCATGGTGGTCATCGGGTCGAGAAACCTGAGATAGCGGCGGTATCCGGCCTGTGTGGCCTCTGCCAGCCCCTTGAAGTGGTCCCATGCCAGATAGGCTTTGATGGCCGCGCCAAGGGAGCCGGGAAGGGGCTCCTGGCTCTTTACGAGCCTGTCCAGAGCCTCCACCTCAAGAATGAATGCGGCTGTGCCATATTCGGCCTGGATCGGCTTCCCGGTCTTCCGGTGATAGCATCGCCACTTTCCATGGCGGTCTTTGAACCGTTTAATGCCTTTCACGGGAACCCGCGCGACCATGTGTGAGCCTCATCCGTTCCAGCGCCTCTTGTGGCGACAGCGGGCCGGATGATGCTGTGGGTTGATTCAACCGGTCAATCCATTCATCGAGGGACTGCCGGTCGTAGCGAAGAAGCGCCCGCTTACCCTCTCCGAACCTATGGGGGCGGACGGGGCAGATGCGCTTGAACGTGGGAACTGAGAAGCCGCAATAGCCTGCGGCTTCTGTCTCATTCAGTAGGCGGGCCTCAGGCTTAGGAACGGCGCTCATAGAGGGCAGCCCTCCTTGATCCATTCTGCCAGTTCGCCCTCATGGCGGAACCATTCGCCTCTGGTCCTGTAGGCATCGAAGCGCCTATGCAGGGCCCGCTCCCGTGCTTGGGTGCCTGGGGTGCACCAGAGGAAACGGAGTTCTTCGGGGAGCCCGTCTTGGATCGCGCTGTGCCGGCCCGCGACATTCCGCGACCAGCCGATTTTGACGTATCCCTCGAACTCCATGACGTAGACCCAGCCCGTGATTTGATCGATCCGGGCTCGGTCCCACAATCTCAGATCACCGATGCGCTTCGGGCCAGGCATGCGCCCGTCCTTCACCATCAGGTCGAACATGGACGGGGAGACGCCGATATAAGCGGCGGCCTCGACCCGGCTCAGACCCAGCGGCGGCAACGACGGTGGAAGCGGGTGTGCTGCTTGCGCTCTCATTGCTATCGTCCCCTCCTGACGAGCGTGCCATCCATCTTCCGCTTCCACGGCGAGTCCTTGCTGCCGGGGATGGGCGGGCCTTTGCGCAGGCGGATGCCTAGGTGGCGCATTTTCACCCTCTTAGCCTTCGCGATCCGGGCTAGGTCGCCGTCCTTGCCGAACGTCTTGGCGTCAGCGCAGGCCTTGTGAGCGGGCCCGCGGTTCTCGGCTGCATTGGTGCCACCAAGGCCGAGAGCGCGAAGGTGTTCATCGATCCACGGTTCGCCAGCCTCGATCTTGCGATCACAGAGGACGCAGCGGCCGCCGAAGGACTCGAACAGCTTCAGGCGCTGCGTAGGAGTGAGAGCCTTGCGTGGGGTTGTGCCGACATCTTCAGCCATCACGCAGCCTCCAGCGGGGACGAGAAGACCACGCCTTGAGCGCCGAAGTGCCGTTGGATCTCATCGAGGTAACGGGTCTTCTGAGCCGTGGTCATCAGCCGCGTGACGGGGAAGTCGAACGGCTCTGCCATCATCGCCAGCTTGGTCTCATAGGGCAGAGGGCGAATGTGCTCGTCATACTTCTGGGCGAACAGCTCGCTTTCGGCCCGCAGGATCGGGATGCCGATGGTGAGTTTCGAGTAGGCGCGAACCTCCTCGGCCGTCTGCCCGGTCTGCTCGGCGATCTCGTTCAGGAGCCGACGTTGCAACCGGTTTTGATCGACGGAGCGCCGCTTGCCCTTCACAATCTCAACCGTGAACGGCAGCTCGCGGGACTGGAGCAAGCGCATCAGCCCTTGCCGGTCGGCTTCGGTGGCGACAACGCGGGTGGTCATGCCGCCACCCCGCCTTCGATCTCGGCCCGACGATCAACTCCAGCACGAACCACACGGGCCTTGCCATCATCATCCAGAGAGGCGAAGTCACGCTTGAACAGGGTGGATTGCTTGACCCGATCTAGGTCTGCGATGGTGCCCGCCGCCGTGATAGCCTTCACGAGCTCGTCCGCAACGCCCTGCCGCTGGTCATTGGCAGCCGTCTGTTCGCGCTCGGCAAACTCGCGCTTCAGGTCGTTGACGTATTTGTTGTCATCGAACAGGCCAAGGTGAACGTCAGAAGCAAAACCGAGCAGACTGAGGGCCTTCGACATGGCGTCCGTGAGGGACTTCTTCGGGGCTTCCTCGTCGGTGAACCAGCCGTGCTTGTTCTTGCCGACGAAGGTTGTCTGGCCGAAGTGTTCGACCTTGCCGAGTTCGCCATCCCACTTGTACCAGAGGCAGATATGAACCCGGTGGACCTTTTCGCCTTCGGCCCCGTCAAGCACGCGCTCGTCCAGAACCTTGATCCCCCAGCCGATACCGATGGGGCCGAACATCTCCGTCGCCCTCTTGGCGAGCCAAGTGGCATTGGTGGCCGTTCCGCGGAACCCGCCGCCACGGCTGAAGGCTTTCGTGTAAGCCGGGTCGGTCTTGCCGACTGAGTTCCAAATATCCAGATTGCTCATCACTTCACCCGAATGCTGATGGTTTCGCCGCCGTTCGACAGGCAGGCGCCGGGGATGATCTTCCCCTCTTGCAGAGCCTCCTTGATCTTCTGCCGATCGGGGCGGGTTTCCGTCTTGGTGACGACGAACTCGGACGGCAGCTGGCTTGCATCCGTGATGGTGACGGAAGGCGCAACCGACCGGATGGACAGCGTTGCTTCCGGCAGCGGCATCTTGCGGAGATTGGCCGCGTTCATGATGCGGAAGGCGAGCGAGCGCATAGCCTCGGCTTCGCGCTCATAGCGGCTCTTGCGGGCGTCGAGGTCGTTCTTGCGGGCCGTGATGGCGGAAACCATGGCCTCGGCCGTCTGCATCCGGTCAACGACCTTGGAGAGGATCTCCTCGGCGTCGGTCGAGCCGGAAACCATGTCGGCGCGGAGGGTCTCGTCCTCGGCGAGTTCCGGGTAAGAGGCGATCAGGTCTTCGATCTGTCGCTCAAGAGCGGCAACTGTGAGGGGATTGGTCATGCGGAATGTCCGAAGGTGAGAACGGGGATGGTGGCCGGATTCTTCGGCTCTCCGCGCATTTCCTGAAGACGGGCGTGGAGCAGGCGCAGATCGCGGGCTGCAAGCTCAAGGCACTTCGCGGCATAGAGCAGATCATAATCCGCCTGCCCCATGCTCTCGGCAGTGTCGTCGACATAGACCCGAGCCATGTGAGCATCGCGGGCGATCTGGTCGACCTCGCGCTTGATGCTGGTGACGGCAGCGCCAAAGGCGAGATGGTTGAACGATTGCATCAGGCTTTGTCCTTCGGCAGCTTCAGAATGGGCTTCGGAAGCCCCAGCTCCTTGCAGAGCCGTGCGGTGGTTTCGATCTTGCGGCGGGCGATGCGCTTGGTTTCAGGGCCTCGCCAGCGGGGAGTGATGACGACCTGCTTCATGGACGCAGAACCCAAACCGAATGAAGCAGGACGCCAAAGGCTAAGAGGGTCACGGCCCCCAATAGGATCAGCGTGAGGTTGTAGGCCAAACGGCTGAAGGCTCGGCATGAGGGGAGGCGGAAGGTCATCACGCAGCCCCTCCGAAGTCGTTGAGGTCGATCCGATCCTCATCCGTCCCGCCGCAAGGGCAGGGGGAGAAGTCGATCAGGCCGGTGATGCGGTTCTTGTGCGGGAACACGCCGCGCCCTGTGCAGGCAGGGCAGGCGGTCATGACCCGAGACAACAGCGCCTGGATGTCCGCAGCCTGCGCCTCTGTCGTCTCAGTGCAGATGACCGGCGAGCGGCGACGGAAGGAGAGGACGTTAGACATCGCGGCCCTCCGCTTTGGCGATGACTTCGCGGATCTGAAGCCGGTAGGAGCGCCCTAGACTTTCAAGGCTGTTATCCAGGCGCTTCAGCATCTCCAGCATCTCAGGAGCGGCGGCGATAAGACGGGCGTTGGCTAACCCCTGCTCGCTGTCAGCCTTGGCATCGGTCATTTTGATCACGACCTTGGCGAAAGCGTCCCAGGTTGGTGCATCGATAACCCGCCAACAACCGCCGTCTGTGCGGCTTCCGATGGTCCATGGCCCCGGAGTGTGCTGTGTCATACCCGCGCCTCCAGCTTCTTCGTGAGGTCGTAAAGACGGCGGCGCAGATCGTCCGCCGTGCCGACGCCAAGAGTTCCGAGAGCTTGGTCGGCGTCCTTGATGGCCTGGAGAGTCTCGGCGGTCAGAAGCCGGACAGGATCGCGATGGCGGCGCATGTCGCGCACGGCCGCATTCCAGTCAATGAAACGCTGGCGCATTAGACAGCCTCCGCTTTCTCGATGATTGATCGAGCAAAGGCGATTGCGCTCTCCTCTGGATCGGCATCGCTCAAGCCGTTCCCATCGCCCACAAGGGCATACAGACCCTTCAGCGCGTCTAGCATCGGCCCGTGCAGAGAAAGCATTTGAGCCACAGCCTCCGCATTGCCCTGGCCAGCTTCCGTCATCCGGCAGAGTTCGAAGCCAAGTGTGATGGTACGGGACCGGTCGCCACTCACGTTGTGGGAAGGCTCGACCCAGATGCTCTCGCCTTGGGCGCTGAATTGCTGGTGCTGCGCCATCTCAGTAGCTCCCACCGAGAGCCACACAGGCGAGATACACAACACCGATCACGAAGGCGCACACGACGCCATCGCGAAGAGCTTCAAGGGCGAATTGAGGGAGGGTTTGCATGGGGCTCATCCGGGTGGGTAACTCGAATGAGTGGATATTTGCGCAAATCGCAAAGAATGTCAACGAGTGATTTGCGATTTACGCGAAATAGCCGCAAATGAGACCGCAAATCAAGTTCGGCGTCGTGCTAAAATGAAATGCCCGGCACTGGGCCGGGCTGTGGAGAAAGCTATGGATGGGCAGAAGCCTAAGAACTACGGTCGGGTCATGACAGAGAGCCCGATGCCGGTCGAGGCGCTAAGGGTCACGCTGAAGCCCGACATCCAACCGATGAACCAGGCTTTAGCGGCGCTTGCCGAAGCGCTTGAGCGACGCCCGGAAATCACCAATCGATTTATTGACTTGCTTGAGCCCCTTGAGGAGCTTTTCACGGTCAGGAGCGACGACAGCTTCACACCCGGCACAACTGAACTGATCGTTCGCCTTGAGCCAACTGATCGTTTTTTCAGTCTTATGGCCGCAATCCGGGCACAGTATCCCGATCTTGGTCTTGTCGAATAGTTCTTTTGCCATGATCACACCAAGGGAGGCGGGGCGGGTCTATCCCGCCCGTCGCTCGTTGGCCCGCAGAGGCCAGAAAGCGCCTCTACGGTGTTGGTATTTGTTGCGCTGAGTTGGGCTGTTGCCTGCCCACAAGTCACCCAGTCAGGCCGCTTGCCGAGCATGTAGTCCACCCGATCCCAGAAGAGGCGGTAGAGAGGGATGCTCGCCATCTTGCCATCGTATGGGATCGTGCTGCCAAAGCTGCCAGTCGCGTGTCCGGCTTCGGAAATGGCGACACTGGCGCGGACATCCTTGCCGCTGGCCTCTGTCGTGAATTCCCACTTCTCGCGACCTTGAGCCGTAGTTAGGACGGCATAGACCATATAGCGCCTCAAGCCAGTAAAGCCGGTCAGCGAGTCCCGAAACTCGAAATCTGTGGGGTCGGAGTATTGCAGGACAAATCGCGCTGCTTCTATGACGCGCTCTCGTGGAATGCCCTTATAGGTTCTGGTCCCCTCGGCCAAGAAATCGCTTCGGTCCACGATTTGATGCGGTGCGGCGCAGCCCGCTGTTGCCAGTATAGCAGCTGCCGCAAAAAGTCGTTTCATTTTGCCCCCTGAGAAATCGCAGATCACATTCGTGAAATCTTCCCTGCGACTCGACCAATGATATGGACGTTGCCGTCGATCATCAGCCGAATTGGATCGTAGTTCTTGTTGCGTGACTTGCAGATAATCTCGGCGGGTTCCGTCCCGCGCACGAGCTCGACCTGCTTAACGATCACTCCATCGCCGTCCCAGACAGCAAAGACGCCGCCCTGCCGCGGATCGGTGTCCCGCCGGTCAATGATTACTCTGTCGCCGGACACGAGTGCGTGCACGGTCCCATCGTCCATCGAGTCGCCTCGGATCTGGATGATGTCTGCATGCCCGAATGACAATCCTAGCTCTCGCTCCACGAACGCTTCAGGAAGTCCCCATATTGCTATGGCCTGGTGCCCGTTGATGGCCTCATTCGGACCTATCGGGATATTCCATTCTTGCTCGTCAACCCCGCCGCTGTAGGAGGCTCCCGCTCTCAGATCTATTTCCGGGATAGTGCGCTCGACTCGCCCGACCCTCTGCTCAAAGCTGGGTCCGCCTTGGACTGCCACAGACGAGATTCCCCCGAGATCTATACCTGCCTCCGAGGAAGCCTGGGGTGAGACAAGAACATGCTCTGGCAGATCGAGGTATTCTGCAACGAGAGGCACCTCTTCCGTCTTGAGAGAGCGTGTCCCGTTCAAAAGGCGCGTGATCTGGGATTGATGCACATGCATCGCCTCCGCCAAGCCGCCGCGCGACTTGCCGGGTTTCGTTAACGCTCGACGGATTGCCTCGATATTCATACTTAATGGATTCCCGGGTGTTGCGAAAAGCGCAATCGCAAATATCGCAAACAGCTCTTGACTATCTCTTGCGGAAAGCGCAAATTATTGCGCTATGAGCAACCCGGCAGAAAACGTCATTCGCAAATGTGGTGGGCACCAGGTCGTGGCCGATTGGCTCGGCGTCGATGTCACCCGCGTTTATCGGTGGACCTATCCGCGTGAGCGCGGAGGAACGGGCGGGCTGGTGCCGACAAAGCACCAATCGGCTCTTCTCGAAAGAGCAAGGCAAGAGGGCATACCTCTTGAGCCTGCTGACTTCTTTGAGAAGCCCACGCCCCCTTTTCAGGACCACGTCCCGGCAAGCGCCGTCGTTGAAGCCGCGTAATTTACGCAGCTCCGACAGCGCACGAGACCACTTGTTGTTTTTTCGGATGGTGCGAGCAGCACAATGGACTCCCCCAATCATATTGAAACACAGGTGATTTGCCGAGGCTCCTGCGAACGTGGAGTACCTCTGGCGAGTACCCCTTCCGTGCATTCCGTGTCCTCCCGCACCGGCTTCCCGCCCCTCGCCGGTGCCACCTGCGCGGGCGGCCTTGTGCAACCGTCTTTGGTCGCCCGCGCCTTTTCTTCCTTCACCCATGTTTCAGCCCCCGCTTCCACGGCTCCTGTTTTCGCAGAGGGCGGGGCAAGCGTCACCGTGCACCGCTAGGATTGTTTGCACATGAACCTCCGTCCCACGAATGACATCGAACGCTCGGCCCTCAAGACGGTCTTCCGCATGCTGCTGAAGCTGGCTGGCGGGCAGGAAGCCGCCGAGAACTTCACCCGCGGCAAGCACCAGACGCTGAACCGCTACGGCAACCAGAACGAGCCGGACTGCCATGCACCGATCGATGTGATCGCGGATCTTGAGCGCGTGGTCGGTGAGCCCATCGTCACGAAGCAGCTCGCAGACATGGGCGGCTATCTCCTGGTGAAGAAGGTCGAGAAAGCCGGAACCTCCGACATGCTGGCTCACCTGTCCTCCGTCGCCAAGGAGTCGGGTGATGTTCTGACGGTTCTCTCCGGTGTCGTTTCCGGTGGTGCCGACTGCGAAGAAAGCCTTCGCAAGCTCATCAAGGAAGCGAGGGAAGGGCGCGAGGCTTACGCAGCGGTTGAGGAAGCCGCCCGCGTCCGCCTCGAGCAGATCCAGGGCCGTGGCCGTGTCGTGATCATGGGGGCTGCATAATGGCCCGCCCCCTCTCTGACGAGACAATCGCGAACATCAAAGCCCTTCGCGCCAAAGGCCACAGCATCAGCGAAGTGTCGGCTCTGACCAAGGTGAAGGGCAGGGGATCGATCCACCGCCACACGCAGGGGATCCGGCTTCCTTTTGGACCCCTCAAGCGCGGGCCTCGGAAGAAGATCGCCTTCAACGTCTGCAAGGCTCTGAAGGATCAGGGGCTCACCTATCGCGCGATCGCCGCTCGCCTAGGCTGCGCCGTCTCCAACGTCCACCGCACCCTCAAGACTGGAAAGGCTTCCGCCTAATGTTCAACGATCAAGCCATTCACGAGGCGGCCGAGGGCGCCGTCAATCTCTTCCGCTCCGAAGACGTTGCCGCCGATCAACTCCGCTCTTTCATTGAGCGGATCGAGCGCCTCGAAGAGGAAAAGGCCGGCATCTCGGGAGACATCAAGGATGTCTATTCCGAGGCCAAGGGCAACGGGTTCGACACCAAGGCCATCCGCAAGATCATCTCCCTGCGCAAGAAGGACCACGCTGAGCGCCAGGAAGAGGACGCGATCCTCGAAACCTACATGCAAGCCCTCGGGATGATCTGACCATGCGCGCCGCCAGGAAGCCTCGTCCGCGCCTTCCGCTGTTCACCGGCCAGGTGATCACGCGCGAGAAGCTGCCGTCTCCCAAGGAGATCCGACTGCACTTCTCGGTCGCCAAGTGCCTGAAGGACTTCGCGCGCAAGGATTGGCAGTGGAGCCACTTCCCGGCGGGTGAGAAGCGCGATGCCAAGACAGGCGAGAAGCTCCGTCGCATGGGGCTCAAGCCGGGCTGGCCCGACTTCATCCTCGTGTCGCCCGACGGCGTGTTCTACGGCCTGGAGCTGAAGCGCGAGGGCGGCAGTCTGAACGACGATCAGAGCGAGTTCCACGCCCACGCCAAGGCGCACGGCTGGAACGTCGCCACGGTCGATACCTTCAAGGATGCAGTCGAGACCCTGAACGGCTGGGGGTGCCTTCGCATCAAGTTTAGCGAGGTTCGCTGATGAGCGATAAGCCCACCCTCGACGCTCAAATCAGCGCCGTGGCCAGCGACATGCTTTCGCGCCGTGGTTTCCTCGAGGCGTCCGAGCGCCGCCTCCAGAGCCCGCGCCTGAAGGACAGCGAGCGCCAGACGATCGAGCTTGATCGCATGAACACCCTGAAGTCGCAGCCCGCGCTTGAGGCCGCTGTTGAAACCCTCCGCTGGCTCAAGGCCAACGAGGAAGAGATCCGCGCCTTCATCGCCAGCAAGCGAGGTGCAGCATGAGCACTTGGTCAACCATTTATCCAACGGTCAGAGAAGCCGGCATCGGACGCGAGCACGCTTTGAAGGTCGCTTGCCCTCGCTGTGGCGCTCGGTCGGGCTGGTCGTGCGTCGGAAGGCGGAAGCCTGTCCAGGCTCGCAAGGCCCCACATGCAGAGCGGTATCAGGCTGCTCTCGGAAAGCGGGGCGAGCAATGAGCATCACATCCGCAATCGTCCGCGAACTTATGGTCGCCGGCCTGGAAGGCGATGCTCTTATTGCCGCTCTTGAACGGATCGAAGCGGCTTCGCAGCCGGCTCTTACCAAGCGTCAGCTTCGGGACCGTCGCTACTACGAGAACCACCGCGAGGAAAAGATCGCGAAGGTTAAAGCACGACAGTCCTTTTCTTCAGTGGGCGACGGAAAAAGCGACGGAAACGACGGAAATAGCGAAGTTCAGGATACCGACGGAAACGACGGAAAGTTCGACGGAAATGACGGAAATCTGCCGCTCGTCCAAAGGTCCCCAAGATATAATAACTCAACCCCTAAAACCTCTCTCTCCGCTAACGCTCCGAGAGAGGGAGGCGCGCCTGACGGCGCTGGCCCCCTCCCGACGAAAACCAAACCTGCTCGTCGCAAGCCTCGGGTCATCGCTAACGAGACCCCGATCGATCCTGACCGCAAGCCCGAAGATCGGGACCGGGAGTTCGCTGCCGAGCGCGGCCTCACCGGGAAGTCGGCTTGGCACGAGTGGGAAGCCTTCATCGCCTACCACCTGAAAAACGGCTCGCTCATGGTCGACTGGCACGGCGCCTGGAGAACGTGGGTCCTGCGCTGGAAGAAGCGCAACGAAGAGGAAAACACCAATGGCCAGCAATCAGCTCGCAACGGTCGAACCCATTCCGCCGCTCGACCTGAAGGCACCGCGGCTCGAGTCGCTGCCCTCATGGGCTATGACGATGAACCAGAAGTGCATGGACCTTCGGAAGAACGACGCGTACCGGATCGGGACGCATGGCCGAAAGGTCGTCACGCTTCCGGCTTCCTCGATGCCGAGCCAGACGCAGCGGGCGTTTATCGAGCGTAGGGTCGCAGAACTCGACCTGATGACGCAGCCGGGCCCGGCGAAGGAAATCGACGCGACCATCGGCGCGATCATCGTCCGCTATGCCACCGCCCGCCAGGACGACGACATGATGCGGGCTCGCATGGAGGGCTACCGGATCGTCCTGCGGGACTTCCCGGCCTGGGCCGTCCGTGAGGCCTACGCCCGCTGGCTCAAGGGCGAGATCGGCCGCGAGCATGACGCGTCCTTCCCGCCGCCCGAGCGCGTCCTGCACGAATGCGCCAAGAACCTCACTCTCGCCGCGGTCGGGCAGAAGGTCGGGCTGCAATTGATCCTCGACGCGGAGGGCTACCAGCCCTTGAGCGAGGAAGAGATGGCCGAGCGCCGGGCCCGTCTCGATGAACTCGTGCACAACATCGCCACCACGGCGAGCCCCGAGGATCGCGGCCCCGGCAAGCCCAAGCGCCGGCCGGAGACGCCCGAAGAGCAAACCCGCAAGGAGCAGATCCTCAAGAGCCCCGGCAAGGGGATCCTCGCGGGCCTGCGCGAACTCCAGGAGTCGGAAAATGCAGCCCAGCGATGAAGCGACACCCCAAGAGCGCGAGCGAGCCGTCCGGTTCTGGGAGGAAGTTGTGAGACCCGAGATGAACACCCGCGAAGCAACCAAGCCGAAAGAAACACCCTGGCAGGCGCTGGAGCGTCTGAAGGCAGAAGCAGGCAAGCCCGTCGTGATCGGCCCCGGCCTCGCCAAGATCCTCGCAGGCATGAAGAAGGGAGCGGCCGCGTGAGCAACAAGCTGAAAGCCCGCGCAGTGGCGAAGATCAAGGCCGATTGGCTCGCCGGTGCCAGCCTCTACGATCTGGCTGCCGAGCACGGTGTCGGCCCCAAGGCCATCTGGTACCACGTCAAGGATCTGAAGCGGGAGAACGCCCCGCCGCGAGGCCGCCGCCGCTCGATCGATTACGCCAAGGTCGCGCAGTTGAAGGATCAGGGCTTCCGCGATGTCGAACTTGCAGAGCGGTTCGGCGTGACCCGGTGCCACATTCACAAGGTGATGCGTGAACTCCGTTCCGAGCGCATGAGGGCCGCCGCATGAGCGCCCAGCCCGAAAGGAAACGCTATGCCAACACCGGCAAGGTCATCATCGACCAACGGGAGCTTCTCCGCATGCTGGAAGAGGGGCTGAAGAAAGCGGACATCGCTCGTCACTACGGCGTGACCAGCTCGGCCGTCACGAAATCGATCAAGAGGATGGCAGCATGAGGCGCCGGATCACCGACGAGATGAAGGCCGCTATCCTCAAGGCTTGGCAGGCTGGCACCAACCCGCTCGACATTCAGATTGAGTTCGGCATCGGGCAGACGTCGCTCGAGAAGATCGTAAAGGGCGTTCCGAGCGGACGGCGACCGGGCAAGCGTCGGGCGTTCGATTATGCCGAGGCCGCCCGCCTGCGAGACGCGGGGCTCAAGCCCCCCATGATCGCGGAGCGCATGGGCGTCCACGAGAACTCCATCCGCCGAGCCCTTCGCTCAATCCGCCAAACCGAGACCGCCCGCATGGAATGGAAGGCAGCAGCATGAGTGTCCCGACCGAAGAGCAAGAGCGGCGCAATGCTGCCGAGCACCTGCGGAGGCAACTATGGGCCGAGATGGCAGGCTTCGCTCACCTTGTCGCGGCAGACGCGTTCAAACGGGACAAGCCAGAGCCCATCGCTGAGCTCCGCGAGTATCTCGACCGGATTGAACGCCTGAATGGATGGGCCAAGGCATGAGCACGAACCTCCCCCGCTTCGCCCTCTCTGCCGATCCCAACTGGCTCGAGTTGCTTTCGCCGGAGGCTCGGGCTTTCCTTGAGGGGAAGAGCGACAGCCCCGGCAAGGAATATCACTTCACCGGCACAGAGCTGCCGAACCATGATCCGCCCGAGACCTTCGACGGGATGCAATGGTTCGTAGTCGTCTGCAATCCCAAGTGCGAGAGGAGGGCGCAGCTCGGCCTCCGTCGTGCCGGGTATCAGACCTATCTGCCCCAGACCAAGAGATGGGTCGTCCATGCCAGGAAGAAGGAGGAACGGGAGAACCCGTTGTTCCCGAGGTACTTGTTCATTGGTCTGCGCCCTGATCAGGACTTCTACAAGCTCCGTGGGGTGGATGGGGTTGAGGGCGTGGTGCGTGATGGCTATGGCGTGCCTGCCCGCATCCCAGCGCCGGAAGATCGCCCGCACCCTCTCGCACGCATCCTAGAGAGGGAACAGGCCGGCGAATTCGACTTCACCCGCCTGCCTGACCTGGGGCCGCAGTATCAGCCGGGAGAGGCCGTGCGGATCGCCTCGGCAACGCTCTCGGCCATCCAAGGGCAAGTGGCGGCCATGCTGTCAAAGGGCAGGGTAGATGTGTTGGTCGAGTTCATGGGGCGAATGACCAAGGTCCAGGTGAAGGCGAGTGAGTTGGAGCGACTCGAGGCGGCTGAGTAATGACGAGCATAGAGCGTTTCTTCGACAAGGTGCTGCCTGAGCCGAACAGCGGTTGCTGGCTTTGGACAGGCGCAGTCAATAGCAAGGGCTACGGCTCCTTCTCCCTGGACGGGAAACTCATGACCGCCCACCGTGCCTCATGGCTCATCCATAAACGGAGGGGCACCGGTGGGTTGATGATCTGCCACCGGTGCGACACGCGAACCTGTGTGAACCCGGATCATATGTTCCTGGGGACGAATACTGATAACCAGCGAGACTCGATCCAAAAGGGACGCAGGCCACCGACCAGCGGAGAAATGAACCCTCGCGCTCGTTTATCGGAGAGCGACGCCGTTGCGATCTTGCAAGATACGAGAACGCAGAAAGTCATAGCAGCTCAATATGGTGTCTCTACTTCGACAGTCGCCATGATCAAATCGGGTAGGAATTGGCCCCATCTAAGGAGGACAGCAGAATGAGCAATCAGGCAGAACTACACAACAAGATCGCAGGCGAGATCGTGGCATCCATCGTCCTGCCTCCTATTGAGGCGGGCGGCGACTTCAAGGATGTGCTGGTCGTCTTGGAAAGCGTCATCATGGGTGTGATGCTCGTAACGGCCCGGATCGGAGGCGATGAAGTCGTGCTCGACGCGGTGGTTGCGAGAGTGAAGGAGCGCCTTGCCGAGAAGCGCCTCGGCGACATCGAAACGGCAGGGAGAGCCTGATGCAGATCGGACGAATTGAGGGATGCACCCGTGTGCTCGGCAAGAGCCAAGGCTATCTCGGCCTCCCCCTCCGAGACGTGCTCTTGCACGACACGGTGAATGGTCCTGGCACGCCTGCCATGCAAACCGTTTGGGAGCCGACCCCCGACGAGATTGCGGCTATTGTTGCCGGTGCGCCGATCATGCTCACGGTGCTCGGCACGGCCCATCCGCCCGTCATGGTCGGCGTTGGGGAGTTGCCCGAATGAGCGACATTGTTGAACGACTTCGGGCTGACGCGGAACACGCTAAGGCGAACCTCCCGAACATGATCAAGGCGGTTGAGATGGGAGCGGAGACGGCCAGCCGCGCTGCTGACGAGATCGAGGCCCTGAAGGAACAACTGGCCGAAGCGAACCGCTTCTACAGCATCGCAGAGGCAGAGAATGGGCGGCTTGCCGGTAAGATCGAGCGCCTCAAGCGGCAATTCGAGGACTACGTTGAACGGGTGCAACAAGACATCGCGCATCTGAAAGCCGAGCGCGACCTGTTCCGGCGACAGCTTGACGAGGCAGAGGCGCAACTCAAGCAAGCTTGGAGCGAGATCGATGCGCTGAGGGCAGAACGCGACGAGTTCGCCAGCAGAGCAACCGATTGGCAGATCACCGCCGAGGCTCACGCGGCCACCATTGAGAGCGAGAACGGACGCATCTGCGAACTGCTGGAGGAGAACCTTCGGCTGCGCGACCCTGAGAACCTACGCCTCTATGCCAACACCCACGAGGGCAAAGACAAGTGGCTTGAAACAAATGGCTCTCTCTATCTCAAGTGGTCGGTCGTGGCGGATTATCTACGCGTTTCGCCTAGAAAACGATCAGCAGTTAAGGAGCCACCCCCGGATTGGATGGGCGTCCTCCATCCGTAGGGGATAACCTTCCCAGACTCTTGAAACCAGAGGCCTTTCACGGTAGTTATATCAACACAAGGACAGTGGATGACTGAGGCAGCGCCCGGACACCCGCTGTCCGTTAGGCGTTCCCTACTACGCCACGGCAATCCCTAAAAATCAGGTGCCTCATGCCAGCAGCCCCCACTGCTGAGCGGGTTCGCGAGTTGCTGTCTTATGACCCTGCAACCGGAGAGTTCCGCTGGCGCGTCTCCTATATGAAGGTCAAGGCAGGTGATGTGGCTGGATGCCGCCGCTACGACCGAGACGGCGACTTCTACATCATGATTAAGGTTGATGGCCGCATGTGCTGTGCTCATCAGCTTGCTTGGCTCTACATGACCGGCGAATGGCCGTCTCTTCAGGTGGATCACAAGAACCGCGTGAAGCACGACAACCGATGGGAGAACCTTCGGCAGGCCACGGACTCGCAGAACAAGGCTAATCGCCCTGTACGATCTACGTCCAAGACCGGCGTCAAGGGCGTGAAGCTGCGGAAACAGGATGGCGTCTATGAGGCCAACATCACCGTTAACGGCAGGCCCAAGTATCTCGGTCGGTTCAGCCGCCTAGAAGATGCCGAGAAAGCCTATATCGAAGCTTCTCGCCGCTACCATGGCGAATTTTCTTTCGCCGCTTAGACCATGTCCAAGCGCAAAACGTACATCCGCAGCCTTGATGATACTGTGATGGTCGAGGTTTCTCCCGGCATCTATGTGCAGATGGCCATTGCCGAGCGAAACGGCTGGCTGAGGTAGAGTGATGGACTTCGGATTAGTTCTCTACCTTATCGTCTGCTTCTTGGCTGGCTTCCTCGTCCACCGCTACTTGGGCTAGCCATGGACATCCTGCTCCGCTTTCTCACCCTAACGCTCTCCCAGAACAGGGAAGAGCTTCTCCGTTCCGAGATGCTGAAGCGGCAGATCCTCATGATTGCCCGAGACATTCACCTGGCCTGAAAGACCGAACATGAACCGTCGTGTCTTCCTTCGCTTCCTTGGCCTCGCCCCTGTGGGTGTAGCTGCTGTGGCTGCTGTGCCCTCGGCGAGGCCAACAACCGTCTATCCTTGGCCGCAGCCTATCCGCCATTGCGGTGGGTATGTGAACGGTAAACCCTACCTCGTAGGGGAGCACGGGCCAGAGGTTTATCAGGCAATGTCCTGTCTTGGGATCGCGCCGAACGAAGCCCGCAAGTTGAGTTCCAAGCAGGTGCTTCATATCATCCGCGCCGCAGCCTGAATGCCCAAGCCCCTAGACAATTCGGCTTCAGAAAGGGAGAATCGGTCCATGGAATATCCGGATCTCGCTCTCCTTAACAGGTGCCTGTCCTACGACCCAGAGACAGGCCGGTTGACTTGGAAAGAACGCCCTGGCCGCAAGGGCACGATTAACCCCGGCGATGAAGCGGGAACTCCGATTGCTGGAGGCCATCGCCAAATCAGAATACTAGGCCGCCTCTATAAGGCGCACCGCATCATTTGGCTGATGATGACAGGTGAGGAGCCTGTCGGGGTTGTAGATCACATCAACGGTGACCCGCAGGATAACAGGTGGGAGAACTTGCGGCTGGCCTCAATAGCCGAGAATTCCCGCAACTCACGGCACCGGACTAACAGCGCGTCCCCTTTAAAGGGAGCGTCGTTCAATAACCGCGACAAGCGCTGGGTAGCTCAGATCACTGTGAACCGTAAGTACCACCACCTAGGCATGTTCGACACTGCCGAGGAGGCGCATGAGGCTTACAAGAGAGCCGCCGAAAGGTTGCATGGTGAGTTCGCCCGTTCGTCCTGAACTACGCAGAGCCCGTAACAGGGAATACGACGAGCGCAGAGGCTCAGCCCGAGAGAGAGGCTACAACTCCCGATGGGAGAAAGCCCGCAAGACCTACCTGATGCGCAATCCCCTGTGCGTGATGTGCCAGAAGGAAGGGCGAGTGACTGCGGCTACCGTGGTTGACCACATCATCCCGCATAAGGGCGACACTGCCCTCTTCTGGGATACCGAGAACAACTGGCAGGCCTTGTGCAAGCCCCATCACGATAGGGACAAGCAGCGAGAGGAGCGAGGGCGCTTCCAGGCTGTAGGGCTGGATGGCTGGCCCCTAGAGAGCTAACCCATGGGATATCGAGACATCACAGCCGCCCAAGCTCGGGCGGTTTTTTCGTATGACCCTATGACGGGCATCGTCTCTCGCAGGGTCAAGAGCACACGTGGAGAAGCGGGCCCCGTCAGCAACGACAATGGTGATGGCTACTCTCGCGTCGTCTTTGCGGGCTGTCGGGTCTATCTGCACCGCCTCGTATGGCTCCTCCATTATGGCGAGTGGCCAAAGGGTCAGATCGACCATATCGACGGCAATAGGTTGAACAACGCCATCACCAACCTGCGGGATGTGCCGCACGAGATCAACGCCCAGAACGAACATCGGGCAAGGAAGAACAATCACAGCACGGGCGTGCTTGGCGTATCCTATGTGCCCTCGCGCAAGAAGTACGAGGCCAACATCACAGTGAGTGGGCAGAAGGTCCACTTAGGTCGGTTCGATACGGTCGAGAGAGCACAGATCGCATACCTGACGGCCAAGCGCGCCTATCACGAGGGCTGCACGATATGAAGGAAGTCTGGGTCGTTGCCCGTCTCCTTCCTCACCAGAGCCCCGATGCATGGGAACTCGATGGCGTCTATGACACCAAGGAAGCGGCACTTGCTGCATGTGTCGATGACCAGACACAGGCAGTCCGGTTCGAGGTGAACAAGGACTATCGAGACATCCAAGAGTTCGAGATCGCCCGGCCTGAGTGACCCCAGGGGGGTATCTGAAACTCTAGCGCCTTTCCGCCATGGACCGGCGCCCCACCCAAAACTCGCGCAACCGCGAAATTGAAAAGAAAAACTGGTTTCAGTCATGAAGGGCAGGAAGCCCAAGCCGACGCACCTCAAGCTGGTGACCGGTAATCCCGGCAAACGGGCCATCAATCCGGCTGAGCCCAAGGCCAAGAGGTCGAGGCCTTCGGCTCCGAGCCACATGAGCGACAAGGCCCGCGAGACCTGGGGCTATGTTACCGGTCTCCTCGATCGCATGGGCATCCTGACTGAGGTCGATGCGCTGGCCCTTGAGATGCTGTGCGAGGCCTACGCGGATTTCCTGGCGGCCTCTGCGACCCTGAAGGAACTCGGGTCGGATTATTACGAGACGACGAACCAATCCGGTTCGACCATGTACCGGGCGCACCCTGCGCTCGCAAAGAAACAGGACGCAGATCGGCGCATTCGTGGCTGGCTTGCCGAGTTCGGCATGACACCGAGCGCCAGGTCGCGCGTGAAGGCAGATGGCGAGCAGGAAGAGGACCCCGCGGAAGCCTACTTCGGATGATGTGGTGACGGCTTGGGCCGAGGATGTCGTCTCAGGCAAGGTGATCGCGGGCCCGCACGTTCGGAATGCCTGCCGGCGCCATCTCCTCGATCTGGTCGAGGGGCCTAAGCGTGGGCTGATCTGGGATCAGGATGCAGCCAAGCGGGCAATCAAGTTCTTTCCGGATGTCCTGCGGCTGAAGGACGGGCAATTCGACGGGCTGCCGTTCCATCTGCATCCGTCGCAGGCCTTCAAGATTGGGTCGCTGTTCGGCTGGAAGCGGAAAGACGGGACCAGGCGCTTTCGCCGCGCCTACATCGAGGAAGGGAAGGGGAACGGTAAGTCTCCGCTGGCGGCCGGGATCGGCATCTACGGCATGATGGCTGACAGCGAGCCGGGAGCGCAGATCTATGCCGCCGCAGCTCGCAAAGAGCAGGCGCAAGTCCTGTTTCAGGACGCGGTGAACATGGTCGACCGGTCGCCGCCACTGAAGAAGAGGATCACGACCTCTGGCGTGAACCCGGTCTGGAATCTGGCGGACCTGAAAACGGGTTCCTTCTTCAAGCCCATCTCGCGAGAGGCAGGGCGTTCAGGTTCGGGCCCGCGTCCGCACTTCGCCCTTTGCGACGAGGTACACGAGCACCCAGACCGCACAGTGATGGAAATGCTCGAGCGCGGCTTCAAGTTCAGGCGCCAGCCGCTCTTGCTGATGATCACGAACTCCGGTTCGGATCGAAATTCGGTCTGTTGGGAGGAACACGAGCACGCAGTGCGGGTCGCGGCAGGCACTCAGACACCGGACGACGACTTCACCTTCGTGGGCGAGGTCATAGACGACACGACGTTCTCGTTCGTTTGCTCGCTGGATAAGGACGACGACCCGCTTGAGGATCCGTCCTGCTGGGTAAAGGCGAACCCGCTTCTGGGCGTGATCCTGCAGCCGCAATATCTCGCGGATGTCGTGGCTCAGGCGAAGTCCATGCCGGGGAAGCTCAATGGCATCCTGCGGCTGCACTTCTGCAAGTGGACGGATTCGGAAATGGCTTGGATGCCGCGCCCGACTCTTGAGGCAGTTCTCGCGGATTTCGATCCTGCTGAGCATGTAGGCAAGGAGGTCTGCGCAGGTATCGACCTTGGATCCACGCAGGACATGACGGCGATGGCGTTCATGGTGCAGACAGGCACCGTTGAACGCGAGCGACCAGATGGATCAGTCGCGACTCTGCCGACTTTTGACGCCTGGGTAGAGGCATGGGTGCCGAAGGAGGGCATTGTGGAGCGGGCGAAACGCGACAAGGCCCCTTACGATGTCTGGGAGAAGCAGGGCTGGCTTACGGCGACGGAGGGCAAGCGGGTCCGGTTCGACTTCGTGGCCTCACGGCTCGCCGAAGTGGCTTCTGAGTATGACGTGGTGGCCGCGGCATACGACCGGCACACGTTCCGCAAGTTCGAGGACGAATGCGAGGCCTTGGGCCTTGAAGTGAACTTTGTCGAGCACCCCCAAGGCGGCAAGCGCAGAGCGCGGCCACCGGAAGAGGTGATCGAGGCTGCCAAGAGAGAGGGCAAGGAGCCGCCGCAAGGCCTCTGGATGCCCGGATCGATCTTGGAACTGGAAACCCTGATCCTTGAGGGCCGCATCCGTCTTCGGAAGAGCCCGGTCCTGATCTCGGCCCTGATGTCGGTCGCGTTCGACAAGGATCCTCTCGACAACCGGTGGTTCGTGAAGGCGAAGGCCACCCAGCGCATCGACTGCGCGGTGGCTCTGGCAATGGCCGTCGGCGCGGCGACATCGAACGCGAAACCAGTGAACACACCGTCCGTCTATGAGGCGCGCGGTATCCTGATGGTGTAACGGCATGGGCCTTTTCGACTTCTGGCGCCGCCAGGACCAACCGCAGGCAGTGGCGGCGCCAGATATGCGCCCACGAGCCGAAGGAGCGGTGTTCTACAGCCTCGATGACCCGGCGCTTGCCGAGTTCTTGAGGTCGGGGCGTTCGACGCATTCAGGTGCCGTCGTTGGCGTCTCTGAAGCTATGCGAAACACGACGGTTTTCCGTTGCGTGAGCTTGGTTTCATACTCCATCGGCATGCTGCCGCTGCATCTCCTGCGCGGTGACGACTTCGACAGCGATAAGGCGAGTGATCACCCGCTGTATGACCTCCTTTATGCGGAGCCGAACAACTGGCAGACGGCTTTCGACTTCCGTAGTCACATGCAGCTCAATGCTCTTGTGCACGGGGACGCTTACGCTCGGGTGATCCGGTCGCGTGGTCAGGTCATCCGGCTTGTGCCGATGGACCCGACAAAGACTGAGCCGGTGCAGAATGCCGATTGGTCGGTGTCCTATCGCTACCAGCGGCCGGACGGGAGCCGGGTTGAACTTGCTCCTGAAGACGTTTTCCACCTTCGCGGGCTGTCCATGGACGGCATTCGCGGCCTGTCTCTGGTGAAGCAGGCGGCAGAGGCCATCGGGCTCGCCATTCAGACGGAAGTTGCCGCGGCGCGGTTGTTCAAGAACGGTATGCTGGTCGGGGGCGTGATGGTCCACCCGAACAAGCTGTCGCCAGAGGCTTACGAGAGGATTAAGACCAGCCTTGCGGAGCGCCACGAGGGTGCTGAGAACGCACATCGATGGATGGTGACCGAAGAAGGTATGGAGCCGAAGCCTTTTGCCCCTACCGCTTCGGACTCGCAGCATCTGGAAACCCGCAAGCACCAGATTGAGGAAATCGGCCGCATCTTCGGCGTTCCGCGCCCCCTCCTAGGCGTAGACGATACGAGCTGGGGCTCTGGCATTGAACAACTCGGCATCGGCTTCGTCCGCTATTCGCTCAGCCCTTGGTTTGTGGCCTGGGAGCAGGCCATCCGGCGCACGCTTCTGAAGCGCGAAGAGAAAGAAACCTACAAGCCCAAGTTCAACGAGGGCGCCCTGCTGCGCGGATCCATGAAGGATCAGGCCGACTTCTTTGCCAAGGCGCTCGGCGCCGGCGGACATGCCCCATGGATGAAGGTCAACGAGGTCCGCGGCCTCATGAACCTCAAGGAAGACCCGGACGGCGACAAGCTCGGACAGAGCGCCATGGCCGCACGGACTACGGAAGGAAGCGAGAATGACCCTCCGCAAGCTGCCTGAGATCAAGGCTCTCGACCGTTTATCGGACGATCTTTCGCCGGTCCCGGCAGATCATGCCCTGGCCCGGTGGAAACCCGGCGTTCATGCCGCCGTCGAGAGCGAGGACAATGTTATCTCCGTCTACGACGTGATCGGGGAGGATTTCTGGACCGGCGAGGGCGTGACCTCCAAGCGGGTCGCCGCGGCGCTGCGCAAGATCGGCGGCCAGGATGTCGTCGTGAACGTCAATTCCCCGGGCGGCGACTTCTTCGAAGGCATCGCGATTTACAACCTCCTGCGCGAGCACCCGCACAAGGTCACCGTGAAGGTGATGGGGCTCGCTGCTTCGGCCGCTTCGATCATCGCCATGGCCGGCGACGAAATCCAGATCTCCGAGATCGGCTTCCTGATGGTGCATAATGCCTGGGCTGTCGCGGTCGGCAATCGCCATGACATGCGCGAGGCGGCCAGCACCCTTGAGCCCTTCGATGACGCCATGGCTGCGCTCTATGCGGCCCGGGCGGGTGTGGACAAGAAGCAGGCCGCCAAGTGGATGGACGCCGAAACGTGGATGAACGGCTCCCAGGCCATCGAGAACGGCCTTGCGGATAGCCTGCTGCCGTCCTCCGAAGTCAAAGAGATTGACGACAAGGGCACGAAGGCCAGAGCCGCCGTGCAGCGCGTCGAAGCCGCCCTAGCGCGGCAAGGTTTGCCCCGGAATGAACGCCGTAGCCTCATCGGGGCGCTAAACGGCCACCAAGCCGTAGCTGGTGGTGACCGCCAAGCCGTAGCTGGCGACCTGAGTGCTGACATCCGTCAGTTGATCAACACCCTCCGTTCGTAAGGAACACTATACCATGAATACGCAGTTGATCCCCGGTCGCCGGGGCCTCATTTCCGTGCGCGCCGATACCAGCGGCGACCCCAAGGCGCTGATTGCCGAACTCCAGACGGCTTTCAAGGCCTTCAAGGACGAGCACAGCGAGCAGGTCCAGGCTCTCAAGAAGGGGCAGGAAGACGTTGTGCGCAACGAGAAGGTCGAGCGCATCAACTCCGCGATCACCGATCTCCAGTCGGCGGTCGATGAGATGAACTCCAAGCTGGCAGCGGCCAGCCTCGGTGCCGGCGGCAAGCCCGGTCAGACGCCCGAGCAGGTCGAGTATGCCAAAGCCTTCAACGCTCACTTCCGCAAGGGTGACGTGCAGGCGGCTCTCACCAAGGGCTCGGATGCTGATGGCGGCTATCTCGCTCCGATGGAGTGGGACCGCACCATCACCGACAAGCTCAAGCTGGTTTCACCCATTCGCCGCTATGCGACGGTGCAGGCCATCTCCGGCGCGGGCTTCAAGAAGCTCTTCAACGATCGCGCCGTTGGCTCTGGCTGGGTCGGTGAAACGGCTGCCCGTCCGCAGACCTCCACGCCGCAGCTCGGCCAGCTCGACTTCACCCCAGGCGAGATCTACGCCAATCCGGCCGCCTCTCAGCAGCTTCTCGATGACTCTGAGGTGAACATTGAACAGTGGCTCGCCAACGAGGTCGACACTGAGTTCGCTCGTCAGGAGGGCATCGCTTTCCTATCTGGCGATGGCGTCAACAAGCCCTTCGGCTTCCTGAACTACGCCACCGGTGGCACGGCTGCTGCCCGCCATCCTTGGGGCGCTATCGAGGTCATCAACAGCGGCGCGGCTGCAGCCTTCACCTCCGATGCACTGATCGACATGATCTATGCGCTCCCGTCCGAGTACGCTGGGAACGCCCGGTTCTTCGCTAACCGCCTGTCCTTCGGGGGTATCCGCAAGCTGAAGGACGGCCAGGGCAACTACCTCTGGCAGCCGTCCTATCAGGCGGGCGAGCCGTCCACGCTGGCGGGCGTACCGCTGGTTGACGTGCCGGATATGCCAGCTGCAGCTGCCGGCAACCTGGCGCTGGCCTACGGTGACATGGCCGAGACCTATCTCGTCATCGACCGCATGGGCATTCGTGTCCTTCGCGACCCCTTCACCAACAAGCCCTTTGTCCACTTCTATACGACGAAGCGTGTCGGCGGCGGCGTGAAGAACCCGGCTTCCATGAAGCTGATGCGGATCGGCACCGGCGCTTAAGCCGCATCCTGAGTGACTGCGAGAAGGGCCGCCGCGTGCGGCCCTTTTTGTAGGGGAAGATCATTCGCACGCTCCATAGGAGATGAAAGATATGGCTCAGAAGAAAAAGACCGCGACCTCGACCGAAGAGAATAAGGCGAACGTCGCTCCTGCAACCGAGTTCGCCCCTTCGGGCGCCGCGATCCAGACTGTTCCTGATGTCGACCCGGCGCATCCGGCCGTGGACGACAATCCTCGTGAGAACACAACCGAGGAGCAGAACCGGATCGACTTCAACGACCCGAACCTCAGCGGCCAGGAGGCCGTCGAACGTAATCTCAAAAGGCAGAAGTAATCAGACCGGGGCGGGCGACTGCCCCGGTTCTCCCTCGTGCAAGGCTTGATCAATGCTCGCACCTGTCCGTGTCATGCCGCCTGCTGAAACGCCTGTCTCTCTGGACGAGGTGAAGGCTCATCTGAAGGTAGAGCATACCGATGATGACACCTATCTGAGGGCGCTTATCCAAGTCGTGACTGACCATCTGGACGGCTATAGCGGCATTCTTGGGCGGGCGCTCGTCACTCAGACTTGGCGCATGGATCTGAGGCGCTTCCCGGGTGATAGGGAACTCCGCTTACCTCTGCTTCCGGTCCAAGCGATCTCAGCCATCAATTACTGGGATGCCCTTAACGCCGATCAGACACTCGCCACGAGCGCCTACAGCCTGCACATCAATAGCTTCGGCCCGGTCATCTTGTTCAGCGGCGGTGCCCTTTGGCCTGGGCTCTATAACCGCGCTGACGCCGTGCGCGTGACCTTCGTTGCAGGCTATGGGGATGCAGCTGCCGTTCCGGCTCCCATCAAACATGCCATGCTGCTCATGATTGGGGATCTCTACGCCAATCGGGGCGAGAAAATCCGCGGGGATAGCGTGGCTGAGCCCGCTATTGATGCTCTTCTAGCGCCTTATCGCGTGCGGAGGATCTGATGCCCTCTACTGGCCAACTCCGCGACCGCGTGACGTTTCAGGCACGCAGCAAAATTGACGACGGCTATGGGAACGAGGTCTCCGGCCCTTGGGAGGACAAGTTCACCGTCTCCGCTCGTGTGACCGCATCCCCTGGCCGAGAGACCGTCACCGCTCAACGCCTGCAAGGCATCAACCCTGTCGATGTGTGGGTGAGGTGGTCTGAGCAGACGGCACAAATTCAGACCGAGTGGCGAGCCATTGACGCAAGAGACCCGTCCCGCGTCTTCGCCATCCTCTCCGTCACAGACCCGGAAGAGTATCGGAGGCAGTTCCGCCTCCTGTCCTGCACCCTTGGAGGAGCAAGCTGATGCCCCGCGTCACGTTCAAGCGCGACTTCGATTTCAGGGCCGCCCCTGGCGTGATCCTCGCCAACAAGAAAGGGCAGGCTGGCATTCTCATCACCACAGCGCACGCCAAGGCGGCTGTAGAGGCAGGAGCTGCGACCTATGACGAAGGTTCAGAACCGCGACAGGCTCGTGAAGCGGCTAGCGAAAATCCAGGGAGCGCCTCGGGAAGCAATCCACGACGCTCTCAGGCAAGGAGCCGAGGAAGTCACGGCGATGCAAAAGCGCCTCGCGCCACGAAAGAGCGGCGATCTGCGGGATAGCATCGGCTACACCTTCGGCACCTACCGGCCGGAAAATTCCAACGTCCGCGGCATGACGGCAAGCAGCGGCGGCGGGGACAATGATCTGACCGTCACCATCCACGCAGGCGATGCCAAGGCGTTCTATGCGGCCTTTGTGGAGTTCGGCACTTCCGCCCACGAGATCCGCCCGAAGCGTCCCGGTGGGCTCCTGAACGTCTACGGGCGCTTGCTCACCAGCGTGAACCATCCCGGCGCCACGCCGCAACCCTTCTTCTTTCCCGGCTGGCGAGCGACCCGCAAGCGCGTGAAGTCCCGCATCAGCCGAGCAACCACGAAGTCAATCAAGAAGGCAGCCGGTCAATGAGCGATCCTTCCTTGCCGATGCAGGGGGCCTATGTGGCGCGGCTCAAGTCGGAGATCTCTGAAGTCGGGGGGCGCGTCTATGACAGCATCCCGGCAGCGGCGACTTTCCCATATTTCAACGTTGGGGACATTCAGACGATCTCGGACGGCGCCGACTGCCTAGACGCGACCGAGGTCTATGTGACCTTGCACATCTGGTCGCGGGCTGTCGGGCAAGTGGAGGCCCGCAGGCTTGCGGCATCAGCCCGCACGGCTCTGCACGGATGGCTTCCTGAACTCGCCGGTTTCCATGTCGTGGAGCATGAACATCAGGACACCCGCACGATGGATGATCCGGACGGGATCACCTCACACGCTGTCCTTACCTTCCGGGCGTTGATCGACCCGCTTTAACCCGCGCTTCCCGGTCGGAAGCAATTCAACTGAGGGCGATACTATGGCTGCTCCCCAGACGCTCCGCTTTGGCGCGGGCGCATTCTACATTGGCGATGGCGCGGAGACCGAGGTCTTCTCGAAGATCTGCGGCTTCACGGAGATGGAGCTCACCATCGACAAGGAAACGAACGATACGACGGTTCCAGACTGCGACTCGCCGGACAATGCCTCTTGGACAGAGAGGGATGTTGTTGCATTGGCGTGGTCAATGACCTTCTCGGGCGTGCTCGCCAAGGAAGCTCTTCCGCTTCTTGAGGACGCGACGTTCTCCTCGGCCGCGTCCAATGTCCGTCTTGACTTGGCCGGGGCTGGTGCTGCCGCTGGTACACCGAACAAGCGATATGCCGGCCGTGCCCACATCAATCACTCGATCACAGGCACCCGCGGCGAGAAGTGGCAGGTCAGTGTTACCGTGACGGGCGACGGCGAGCTCCTCCGCTCCGACGTGGCGGCTGCCTAATGTCTCGGGACGCTTCGATTGATTTCGATTGGGCGGATGGTCACCACACCTTCCGCCTGCCGATCGGCCAATTGCGGGAGTTGCAGGAGAAGACGGGCGTCGGCCCTCTGCGTCTCCTGCACCGGCTCATGGACGGATCGTGGATGGTCGATGACGCCCGCGAGGTCATGCGCCTCGGCCTGATCGGCGGCGGCATGGAGCCAGCCCAGGCCCTGCGCTTGGTCCAGCGCTACGTGGACGCCCGCCCGCTGGTCGAAGCCCAGGCCCCGGCCATGCTGGTGCTCGGCGCTGCTCTCCATGGCACCGATCAGGAGGGCCAGCCGGGAAAAGAGGAAGCGCCCGAAGCGGCGACGAGCGCACCTTCATCGAGTTCGCCGCCCTCTACGGAACAGGAGCCGTAATGGGCTTCCCGCCCCGAGAGGTGGACGCAATGAGCCTGTGGCAGTTCTTCGCCTGCCTGGATGGCTGGAACGCAGCCAACGGCGGTGAGCAGAGCAAGGAAATGACCGACGCGGAATTCGAGGTCGCGAGCCGCACTTACGATGCCTTCCCGGATCAGACCACCTGATCCGGTTGCTGGTCAATTTCGGCCTTGAACTCAGCAAGGCTTCTCCAACTTCTGCGCTGGCCCTCAACGATAGCTATGACGCCACTCCCTGCGTACTGGGCATATGGGATGCCCCGATAGGTGCCTGTTGGGCGGAAAAGTTCTGCCGGCGTTACAGCGGGGGCTTCGGTCGGTGGCGGTTCATGGCTGTCGGGCTGGGGTGGGGATGTGTTCCGGGCGATTTGCTCCAGCAGGTCCAGGGCGTAAGCAAATCCGAGAATTGGCGCCCCCGCCAGGAGCATTCCGATGCCCCATGCAGCGACCGTGAAAACTAGAGGTCCTGCCAGAATGCTGAAGGCTAGCGCGCAGAACCCAGCCAGAACGCTGATAAAGCCGAAAAACCGCAACAAGCCCTTTGCCATGAAGCCTCCCCTCACGTTGGGGCGGCATCTTACTTTGTGAGCCCCTGATGGCAACAGACATCGAACGCCTTACGGTTGTCCTTGAGGCGAACATCAAGAAGTATGAGCGCGAAATGGCCCGCACCCGTCAAGTGACGGACCGGGCCATGCGTGATGTCGAGCGGCGCACGCAGAATTCCATGCGGCGGCTCGATGCGATCATGGGCGGGATCGGCAACAGCATCAAAGGGGCCTTCGCTGGGGTACTTGCCGGGCTCTCTGTCCAGCAAGTGACACAGTTCGCTGATAGCTTCATTCGGGTCCAGAACGCTTTGAAGGTTGCGGGGCTAGAAGGGGAGCGCCTGCGGTCAACCTATCAGGCAATATTCGCGATCGCTCAGCGCCAGGGCGCTCCGCTGGAGGCAATGGCGCAACTCTACGGGCGCTTGAGTCAGGCGCAGAGCGATCTACGCGCTACCGGGCCGGAGATGCTCAGGGTCACAGAAGGGGTTGCTATGGCCCTGAAGGTACAGGGGACATCAGCCTCTGAAGCCTCCGGTGCTCTTCTCCAGCTTGGGCAGGCCCTCAGCGGGGGCAAGATCCAGGCAGAGGAGTATAACAGCCTTCTTGACGGGGCACGTCCTGTCCTGCAGGCGGTCGCGGCGGGTCTCGTTGAGGCGGGCGGCTCTGTCTCAAAGCTGACCCAACTGGTGAAGGACGGGAAGGTTTCCTCCCAAGCCTTTTTCCGTGCCTTTCTAGCCGGACTGCCTGTGCTTGAGCGTCAGGCCGCGAGCGCTGCGTCGACAACGGGGCAGGCGTGGGAGAATGTCAAGACATCCATGACGAACCTCGTCGGGGAGCTCGATAAGGTCGTTAACTACTCAGGCAGCACGGCGACTGCACTTGGGAAAATCGCTGAAGCCATTGATGGAATTTCCGCTGCTGTTTTGAATGCCGCTAGAGCGAACAAGGCTTACCGCGACAGTCTGCCTGGAGGCGCGAACGCCCCTGTAATTGATCCCCAGGAATTCCAGCGGTCGCAGCGCATCCAACAGCTTCAAGGGCTCCTGTCCCGTCAGAATGGGCGCCGTAATAGCCTTACCGCAGATTGGGAGAGTGAACTCCAAGGCTTGCTAGAGCAACAGCGTGCGAATGCTCGTTCAGGGCAGCCCGCGCCAGCGCCTTCAAAGTCTTCGCTGCCCTCGATGGCGGGCATGGATCTTCCACCCATCAAGCCGATTTCGCTGGATGACTACGCCGTTACCGATGATGGGAAATCACGAAAAGAGAAACTGAACGACCTCCAGCAGGAGATCAAGGCTATTAAGGAGCGCACGGCGGCGCTCCAGCAAGAAGCTACGACGGTCGGGCAGTCGGCGGCACAGGTTGCCGCAGCGAAGGCTGAGTTTGAGTTACTCGCCGCGGCTAAAGAGGCGAACGTCAAACTCACCCCGGCCCTTGAGGCCGACATCAAGAAGCTCGCGACAGCCTACGGCGAGGCGACCCAAAAGCTGGAAGAAGCGCGGCAGACCCAGGAAAGTTTTGTCGAGTTGCAGCAATTCATCGGCCAATCGATTAGCGGCTTCTTCTCCGACATCATCTCTGGCGGCGAGAATGCCGAAGAAGCTCTCATGAACCTGACCAAGCGCCTCGCCGACATGGCGTTGCAGGCGGCATTGCTGGGTCAGGGGCCGCTGGCCGGATTGCTTGGCAACGCCGGAACCAATGGCAGCGTGGGCGGGCTCATCGGCAACTTGTTCAAGGCCTTCATGCCGGGCAAGGCGGCGGGCGGCATGGTTAAGGCAGGCATGCCATATACCGTGGGCGAGAGCGGGCGGGAGTTGTTCGTACCAACGACGCCCGGGCGGATCGTGCCCAATGGCAAATTCGGCGGCGGCGGCATGCAGGTCGTCATCAACAACAACGCAGGGGCGCAGGTGTCCACGCGGCAGACGCAGGGCCCGCAGGGGCCACGGCTTGAGGTGCAGATCGAGCAGATGCTCAGCGGCATGATCGCAGGCGGGAAACTCGACAAGCCTCTCAAGGGCCGCTTTGGCGTCTCTCCGATGAGGGGGCGCTGATGGCCCTTCCTGTCTGGCCCTCCGCGCTTCCCCATGCGCCCTTGGCTCCTTCCGGTATTGCGGAGCCCCACCGATCTGTTCTCGAAAGCGAGATGACGGCGGGTAACACCCGCTCGCGCCGCCAGTTCACGGCCGTGATCGGCGTAGTCGAGATGAGCCTCCGCATGACCACGGCGCAATTCGAGACCTTCAAGGCCTTCGTGCGGGACACGCTCTCGCACGGGGCTGCTGACTTCACCATGCCGGTTTTCGATCTGACCGGCTGCACTGACAGGCGCGTTCGCCTCCGCAACGGGGGCAAGTACACGGCGAGCCGCGCCGGTTCTCGCATTAACGTTTCCTTCTCCCTCGACGTTTGGGATCTCTAAGTGCCGATTTCCGCTACCCAAGCCTGGGCCGAGGCCGCCGCCTCCGCGCCCAAGGATGAGGTCATGCTCATCACGATCGAGTTGATCCACCCGGTTTTTGTCGAGGGTGGCCAGCCGGCCCCGATCCGGGCCGTGAGGAATACCGAGGACATGAACCTCCGACTGGAAGACAGCGCCCCTGTCGGCGGCGGGCAGACGGTGCTCTTCAAGGCCATCCCGTTCGAAATCGACTATCCCCGCATCGGCAATCTCGGCGCCGAGGCCACGATCCGGCTCGACAACATCAACCGCGAGGCCTCTCGCTATCTCGAGGAAGCCGTGAAGCTGAACACGCCCATTCAGGCGATCTTCCGCGGCTATCTGGCCTCCGACCCCAACACGGTCGGGCAGGGGCCCTACAAGCTGATCCTGCGCAACGTGAAGCGCACGGCGCGGCAGCTTGAGGGACAGCTCGCCATCGCCCGGCCGCAGAATATGCGGGTCATGCGCGAGGTTTATGACATGCAGAGGTTCCCGGCACTACTTGCGATTAGCTAGCCACTCTCGGAGGATGTGGCGAATACTCTCAGGCCGCGAAGGCTTGGGGTCGGGTTGCTGACTGATCCACCGGTCGAGGCTGGCGAGATCGGCACTGTTGAGACGAACCTGAACCGGGGTGCCAACCCCTGTTGATGGTCTGCCTCTTGATTTTTTGGTTGCAGAAATCATCCTTATATGCAACCATAAAATCGAGAACACGGCAAGGTGGACCGCAATTGACATACGAGGAGTACATTCGGTCGCTGAGGTGGTCAGAGCTTCGACAGGAGGCTTTGGCCCGTGACGGGTTCCGATGCAGGGCATGCGATAGGGCCGAGGATCTTGAGGTCCACCATCGCCGCTACCCCGCAACGCTCGGGACAGAGACTGTGGACGATCTGACCACGCTCTGCCGCGAGTGCCATGAGGCCATCACAACCTTGATCCGGCGGCGGCGCTACAAACTGAGTTCCGTCCAGATTGGCGATGCAAAGCGCGTCACGCCGGGTCGGACGGAGATCAGCAGTGAACTACCAAACGTTGAGGTTTCGTCTTTCCAGCGTATCACCCCTGGTCGTGCACAATGGGCAATTGGCCGACCCTCTGAACCCGATAGCCAAAGCAATGCGGAAGGTGTCTCAGAAGCGGGCGAAGACGGAAGCGGATTTTGAGGAACTGGCGCGGCTTGAATTTCTCGGCGGGCTCTACCTTCATGACGGAGAGCCTTGCATCCCTGGGACGCTAATTGAAGCAACGCTGACGGAAGCGGCCAAGAAAAACCGGCGAGGACAACAGGCAAAGGCAGGCCTTCTTTCTGACGGGATGTTCCCTCTGCAATATGAGGGGCCGAGGAACCCCGACGAGCTTTGGGCTGATCAGAAGTTTCGATTGGTTGCGGGCGTGAAAGTCCAGCGCAACCGGATAATGCGGACGAGGCCCATCTTTCGGGATTGGTCGTGTGAGGTTTCCGTGGACTTCCTGCCGGATCAACTGAACCCGGGCGAAGTCGAGGAGATGTTTAGAACGGCGGGCGCTATCGTTGGGATAGGCGATTGGCGACCGAAGTTCGGAAGGTTCACAGTCGAAAGGCTGTGATTGCGAACACGCCAAGGCGAGGCGTGGCTAGGCGAGCCATGACGTTGGTCGGGCTTGGCCCGGCTGGGTCTGGTCTGGTGCGGCGTGGTTCGGCATGGTGGGCAGGCCGCTTCGGTGGCCTGCCCTTTTTTACAGGGCACTAGATGACTGATCGTCTCGCCTTCTTTGAGAGCCTTATCGGCATGCCGTACCAGATCGGTGCACGGGGGCCGGAAGCCTTCGATTGCTACGGGCTCGCCCGCCATATCCAGTTGGAGTTGGCCGGCATCGACATGCCGGATGTCGCCTTTGCCGAGCCGACGACCCGGGCGCAAGCCGAGGCCATGCTCTCGCACCCAGAGCGTCAGGCTTGGGAGGAAGTGCCCGAAGGCGAGGCGCGGGAGCTCGATCTCGTGCTGATGGGCAATGTCGCCAAGCGCGACTTCCACCTCGGCACCTACATTGTCCCGGTCACGGCTCCAGCCGTGATCCACATCGACAAGGCCGCCGGCGTGGTCGTGGACGATCTGCCGGCCCTACGGGCCTCTGGCTTCAACTACTGCCGTTTCTTCAGGCGCAAATGAAACTCGCGATTAAGCATCAACTCCAAGCCGATGAAGAACTGCTTCTGCCGGTTAGGGAGACGGAAGCCGCGATGGGTGAAACCATCGAAGGGTTCCTCTCCCGCACTGGCTGGCGCTTCGACGGCCTGCTCACGGTCTGCCGCGTCAACGGTCTTTATTATAGCCGTGCAGAGTGGTCGGCCTATCACCTCGCGGCCAATGACAATGTCGAGTTCATCAGCCGTCCGCTCGGTGGCGGCAACAGCGGCGCGACCGGCAAGAGCATCGGCGCGATTATCGCCTTGGTGGCACTCACCGCGCTCGCTCCTTGGGCCATGGGCGCAATTGGCCTGACGGGCACGGCGGCAAGCATTGGCGCCTCCCTGCTCATCGCAGGCGGGGCGATGGCGATCAGCCATTTCCTCAAGCCCAAGGCTGGCGGGCAGACTGACGCGAAGGACAACCTTTATTCTTTCGGCTTTGGCGGCAACCAAGCCCGCCCGCTTCAGCCGATCCCGGTCGGCTATGGCCGAACCCTGTCATTCCCCGATTTCGCCGCACCGAAATATTCCGAGTTCGACGGCGACAATATGACGGAATATGCACTGCTCGCGCTCGGCTGCGGCCGTTACGACGTTGAGGAACTGCGCATCTCCGATACAACGATCTGGACCAAGACCGGCGGCTATAACCCGTCGTTCCCCGGCGTTGACATCCAGATTGTTCCGCCTGGTCAAAAGGTGACGCTCTTCCCCGTGAATGTGGTCACGGCGACCGAAGTCTCGGGGCTGGAACTCAGTACGACCTTTACGGCCGGCTTCAGCGCCAATGCTGCCGGGACGCAGGCTACCACGCTTTTGCTCGATCTCATCTTCCCCTCCGGCTGCTTTTGGATGTGGAAGGGCGAACTGCGGGCGCACTCGGTCGGTGTCGAAGTCCAGGCCCGAACCATCAACGAAGCCGGAGCTCCGACCAGCGAATGGTTTGGGATCTGGGGCAAAACCTACACCTTTTCCAAGCAGTCACAGATCCGTATGACCGAGCGCATCTCCGTCCCCGCAGGGCGCTACGAAGTTAGGGCACGGCGCACGAGCATCCCGATCAAGGACATGCCGCCCGACCCGCGCCTTTCGGGCATGGATGATCTGATTTGGTCGGCGCTGCGGGCGCATATCGATGGCCCGAACGCCTTCCCGCGTGTGACGACCATTGCCGTGCGCGCCAAGGCGAGCGAGGCCCTACAGGGTATCACCAACGGGCAACTCGGCGTGATCGCGACCCGCATGGTTCCGGTCTGGAACGGCAGCGGCTTTGTCGAGCAGCCGTCTCGATCCATCGCCTGGGCCGCGCTTGATATGTGGCGCAATGCCGATTATGGCGCGGGCCTCCCGCTCGATCAGATCGACTTCCAGTCATTCTATGCCTACGATCAGCTTTGGTCGTCGCTGGGTCATACCTTCGATCACGTCTTCAAGGAACCGCAGACGCTCGATGACGCGCTCGAGACGATCCTCAAGGCGGGCAGGGCGGTCCCGGCTCCCGTGGGCGACCGGCTGACCATCGTCCGTGACGAGCCGCGGGGCATCCCGCGCATGATGTTCACCGACTATGACATCGTGAAGGACTCGCTCACCATCGATTACACGCTGGCCGACGACGACATCGCGGACGGCATCGTGGGCGAATACATCGATGAGACCACGTTCCGGCTGGCGGAAGTGTCCAGCGCCCCGAGTGGGGTGACGCTGGCGAAGCCTGCCCGCGTGCAGCTCCAGGGCGTCCAGAAGCGCTCACAGGCGACTGGTCTTGTGCGCTTCATGGCGGCGGAGAACCTGCTGAGGCGTGTCACCGTGACATGGACGGCGCGGGCAGAAGGCCGTCTGCTGAAGCGTGGCGACCTCGTGCTCTTGTCGTGCGAGGAGCCCGAGACCTGGGGGCAGTCGGCCGAGATCGTCGGCTACAACGACAGCTCACGCACGCTCACCTTCGACCATGATCTCGACTGGAACGAGAGCGGAAATCACTATATCGAGATCCGGCGCCGGGACGGTCAGCCCTGGGGGCCAGTCCGTGTTACTCGGGGCGCGTCCGACCGCCTTGCCGTCGTCAACGCCTCCGACATGGCGGCCGAGGCCACGCGTCAGGGCATGAGCCTTGCTGATGCAGTCGCCCGCTCGGATCTGGCCGACCGCCCGACCGCCGCATTCTCGCCAGGGCAACCCCGCACCTTCCGCGTGCTCATCACCGAAGGCACGCCCGACACGGACGGGGAGCACATCACCCTCTCGGGCGTGGTGGACGACCCTGGCGTCTATGACATCACGGAGGACGGCGTTGCGCCTCTCCCGAGCGTGCCCGATGTCTTCTCGCGTGCGATGCCGATCATCACCACGCTCGGGGCAAATGTCTATCAGCGCGGGCTCAATCTCATCCTTCAGGCGGGCTGGCAGCCGGCGCGGGGTGCCATCAGTTACATCGCGGACGTATCCTATGATAACGGAGAGACATGGGTTCGTGCCTACGAGGGCGACAAGACCACATTCGAGGCCATCGTCGCGAGTGCTCAGACCATTCGGTTGCGCGTGGCGGGCATCACGCCCGCAAACGTAATCGGCGCGTTCAGCATCGTGGTTGTTAACCCGCCGCCCCTCGTCATGAAGAACGACTTCTTCATGATGGAGATCCGGCCGGATGACCTCGTGCCGGAACTGGCGCGGGATCTCGATGGGCTCGGGCTTCTCGACCAGGTGGCCGATCTTGCCGGGGAGGGACGGGTCGTGGCCGAAGAGGCCGATGAGCGGGCACGGGCGGCGATTACTCAGGTGGCCGAGGTGCAGGTCACGGCCGACAAGGCGCTGGCGATCTTCGGCACTGATGTCACGGCAGAATTCGATGAGAGCGGCGTCACGGTGGGCGAGCGCTTCACGGCCGTGGCGGATGTCACCGGGCAACTCGTTGGGGCCTGGAAGGTGACAGTGGACTCCGCAGGCTACTTCGCGGGGCTCCAGCTGATCGGGCAGAATGGACCGGGCGGCTTCCAGTCCGAGTTGAAGATCGCAGTCGATGATTTCCTGATCGGGGCACCGGGGTCCGGGTTCGGGGAGGAGGCGGTCTTCGCCGTCTCCACCCGCAACGGTGTCGCTCGCGTGACCATGCGCGGCGACTTCATCGCGGACGGATCGATCAACACCAACCAGCTCAATGCGCTTAATCTCACGGCCCTGACCGCAAAAGTGACGGGCACGCTGTCGGCGGGCAAGATCGCAAGCGCCAACGGCAAGATGCTGATCGACCTCGACAACAACCGGATTACGGTGTCTGACTGATGCCTCGCGTTGTGATCGGGCGCCATCCAGTGGCAGCCGGGACCGGCATTTATATCGCGCTGCCCGGGCAGGACGTGGCAGCGTACAACCCTACCGCTCGCGACGGGCTGTCACTGTCGAGCGATTGGCCGCAGGTCGCCTGCGTGGTTGGATCGGGGCTGTGCGCCCTCGGCGCTTTTGTGCCCTACCCGAGCGTGGTGTCGGGGTTCCTGCCGTATGTGCAGTTCAACCGCCTTCTGTCGACGGGCTACGACACGCACGAGACCGCCGTGTTTCTGACGCAGATCTACCGCGGCGGCCCGTTCACCGTTCAGGAGGAACACCGCTCACGTTGGCTGTGCAGCCAAGGATCCAGCGGCTTCACGATCGTGCGTTCCCCTGGAGGCTACACCGATAGCGGCGCAGCTGATGCCGTGTTCCGCTATGTGCTTTTCAACATGAGCGTGCTTGGATGACGAACCGCGTCCTGATCACAGACAACACGATCCGCGTGTCGAAACCGGGCATTGATGTGAGCTCGGCCATCCTCCGCGACCTCGTGCTGAGTGCCGAGCAGCGCGTCGGGCAGATCCTGGGCTCGGGACAGGTGGGTTTTACCAATATCGGCACGAACCCGAACTTCCCAGGACCGTTTCAGGCCGTGATCAATTACGGCCCGTTCGACCGCACGCCCGACCTGTTTCTCTACCCTGTCATGGGTAACGGTATGTCCTATGCCCATGCCGGCTTTACCCGCACGACGCCCAGCACCAACCAGACGACCTTCTATAATATGTGCAAGGTCCAATCCTGCACGATGACCAGCAGCCAGTGCGTCATGGTCGCCGCGCCAGAACTGAATTACTTTGGCGACGGGCCGGAATGGTACCCGGCCTGGCTCGTCTATGTGATCTATCGTAAGCCGCTGACGAGCTGATCCATGCTGCTGCAATTCGCCCAGAACGGGGATGCGATGCGCCTGATGAGCGGCGACGCCTATGTGGCGGCCGATCTCGATCCGCGCGTGCTGTTTTCTTCGAAATACCGGTCAAGCCTGATCGAAAGTTTCGTGACCACGATCACGGTCGGGACGACCGAGGTTGCAGGCGATTTTTGGCTCGGGCACAATTATGCGGTCGCGCCGGCCTGCTTTGGCGTTGCCGTAGCAAACGGCACCATTCTCTATCCTTACGGCTATTCGCTCTCGACCCTAAGTGACGTCAATTCCAATACGTCCTGGGTGAATAGCAGCGAATATTTCGTGATCTCGGCCACCATCAGCCGCGTCTTCTACCGCATCAAGCGCCTGAACAGCACCGCCACTACCACGATCCGACTCTGGGCAATGGGTTAACGCATGATTGTATCCTACGACCTTTCAACCGGGCGCATCACCGGCGCTCATGAACATGCTGGCGATGAGAACGCCTATATCGAGTTGCTCAAACAGCACGGGCAGGGCGGCGTTCGTCTCGGGATCGACGGGCAGCGATACTATGTCAAGGACGGCGTGATCGTACCGCGGCCCGATGCCGACATCGTGCTGGACAAGGCGGCGATTACCATTGAGGAGTCGGCAACCCTGTCGGGCGTCAAGAAGGGGGCGCGGGTGACGATCACCGGGCCATCGACACGCCATACGGCAGAGGCGACTGGCCGTGACATCATACTGACGTTCGCGCTGCCCGGCGACTATGAAATCCAGATTGACGTCTTCCCATATCTCGACGCGCTTTTCCGAGTGAGTGTCTCCGCATGAAAATATTCGTCGCTCCCGACCTCGACGCCTATAAGGAAGCCGCTCTTTCTGCGGTTGATGGTTGGGCAGGTGCCCTCCGTGCGCGACCTGCGTCTCAGGCCTCCATGGACGCCTTCAAGCGGGCCGAGGCCCAGAAGGTTCTTGCCGGTGAGCCGTCCCGCCTGATCGAAGAGGAAGCCCGCATCCATGGCATCACGCCCGAGGCGCAGGCCGATACAGTGATTGCCGCTGCCGCTGCAACCGTCGATCTTGAGCTCGAACGCATCCAGGTAAAGACCGCCATCCGAGCTGCGAAGAACCATGCCGACGTGTTGCTCATCCTGACCGAGCGCGGCATCAGCCTCCCGAACGCTCGCTAAGCCCTCTCACAATCCACGCCCGCCACCATCGACCAAGCACTGCTTGGCCGGGAGCTTTTCTATGGCCCTCGATCCTTCATACTTCTTCTATTCGGACGGCACGATCACTCTGACCCACGGGTCGGACATCGCCACTGGCGACATGGTCGTCTGGGATCCGGCCGTGCTGCCGTTCGACTTTGTGTTCCCCAATAACGGCACGGACGGCATGACCGTCATCAAGGAAGTGCTGTCGGTCAATCAGATCCGGCTGGCCAAACCCTGGACAGGCCCGACCCTGACGGATGTTCCTTACTTCATGCTGCGATGGGTCAAGCACACGGACCCGAAGGTCTATGCGATCAGGGTGTCGGAATATCTGACGCGGCTCAAGAGCATCCCGGGGGAAATCGAGGATGCCCTTGCAAGTGCGCTGGCTCAGATTAACGGCGTGGTAGGCGCTGCTACGGCGTTGCGCGACACGAAGACGGCTGCGGCAGCGGCCATCATCCCACCTGAGGCCTTGTATATTCGCACAGCAGGATATGCGGCCATAGGTGACGGCGGCGGTGCGCTTTATAAAAAGATTGCCGCGCCTTCAGTCCCGAAGGCTTGGCACTTTCAGTCAGCGGATGGTGCTTGGTGGGAACTGGCCGAGAGCCGCCCGAACGTCAAAATGTTCGGCGCCAAGGGCGACGGAGTGGCTGACGATTACGCGGCGCTCCAGGCGGCGATCGACTACATGCCGAACTCCACGGTGGATCTGGAATGGGGCGGGGTTCTGGCCGTGCCGACAGGCACGTACCGGATTACGCAGCGACTCACCATCAACAAGAACCTGACGATCGAAGGCGACGGGAACACGGTGTTTACCGGCAACCTGTCCGGGTTGGCGGTCGGCGTTCGGCACGGCCTGTTCATCGGCAGCAATACCTACCTGACCGAGACAAGCCAGGGTTATTACCGGGTCATCGTTCGGCGCATCACTTTCAAGTTCACCGGTCATGAGATGTGCGTTCGGTCTGTCGGCCTTCGCACGGTGCGGTTTGAGGAGTGCGCGTTCAACTATGGGACATCGTGCAGCCTTTTGATCGACAGTGCCTGGTCCAATGCTTGGGTCAAAAGTTGTTGGTTCTCTGGCGGGCCTGCGACGGCGCTGATCATCCAGAACAACTCCAACGCCTTTCTGATCGAGGGCAACCGTTTTGCGGGCTACGACGACACCCCGACCGACGGCCGGGCGATCACCGTCAAGGATTGCTCGGGCGTCTGGATCACCAAGAACGACTTTGAATATAGCCGCTATCAGATCAACGCCTTCAGCACTGGCGTCATGGATTGCAACAACCTCCACATCGAGAACAACTGGATCGAAGGGGCTGTTGCTAACTCAATCACGCTTGACAACACCACATCGAACTTCAAAGGCCTGACGATCTGCGGGAACTCGATTTACGATCAGGGCAGCAGTGGCCCGGGCGGCGTCTATCTTGGGGTTGCGGGCGGTGCAGGGATCTTCTCGGGTGTGATTGAGGGCAACACCTTCCACGGCCAAGCAAAAATCTATATGCGTTCCGATGGTACCAAGTACGAAAACCTCTTGATCCGGGGCAACACGCCTGACGACCAGAACGGCCCCGCGGCCTTTGCAGCGGTCAAAAGCGCAGCGCAGACTCTCCCAGCGGCCGCATATACGCTAGTCACTTGGGAGACGAAACGTTTTGACCGGGGCGGCTTCTTCACGGACGGCAGCTCGCGCTTCTCAGGCAATCAGTGGACCCCTCCGCGCGGGTTGGTCAGGATAGAGGCGCAGCTGCGGTTTACCCCTGTGAGCAACTACGGCACTTACGGCATCGCGATCTATAAGAACGGGACAGCCCTCAAAATCGCGCTCCAATCGAATGCCGGCACAGGAGGGGGGGACCGCTCAGTTTCCGTGATGGACATGGCATCGGGGACCGATGTTTACGCGGTCTATGCCTATGCGGAGTCGGCTGCGGATGTGTCTGCCGATCAAAGCCGCTTTGAGGGCTACCAGATCCAATAAGCCGGTCTTGCCGAGACTAGCTATCCTTCACGATGAGCAGATCCAGCCACGGATAGGTAAATGCCAGTGGGAGCGTGGGCTCGATCTCAAGGAGGAGCTGACGAAATCTGCCATCCCGCGACAGGCGCCACCAATCAGCTCGCCCCTGGTCGCGAGCGGAGGTGAAGTCTTCTAGGGATGGCAGGACTTTAAGGTCACCAATTCTGCATCCCAGCGCGATTTCGATGTCGTGATAGCTTGCCCCGCGCCCCCAGCGAGCAAGTCTCACCTCGTCGTCGTCCTGCCTTTCAAGGAAGGCATCCTTATACACGGGGCGCTCCGTAAAGCGGCTGTAGTCTTTCGCAACTTCGTCAGGCAGCCAGTGGAAGAAGTTTGCTAGGGCTGTATGCTGATCAAAGAACCAGAGCCGGTTAGGGCACTCGAAGACGCCCAATATGCCGCCCTTACGCAGCTTGGCCCATGCCTTGGCGAGAGAGGTTTTGCGCTCGCTGTGCGTCATGTGTTCCAAGGTCGCGAAGAACAGGATCATGTCATATTCGGCGCTGAGCGTGTCGATGTCTGTGCCGTTCATGTAGAACAGGTCTGTTGACGTATCAGGGTGGCGCGCCAACCTTTCCCGCGCAATCTCAAGGGCCTGCTGGTCAACGTCGATGCCATCGACATGCGCCCCGCGTTGCGCCATTGCAAGCGTTGAGGAGCCTGTGCCAGCGCCAATCTCTAGGATGCGGAGCCCCTTAATGGGTCGGAAGCTTTCCATCCAGGGGATGTACCTGGCGGCGAAATCCTCAAAACGGCCGGTCAAATGGTGCTCAACGTCTCTGGCGACGTAGTCCGGGAGCGGCCCATCGGGATCCAAATCAGGATACCCGTGCTTCAGTATCATCGTTCTTAGGCTGCTGGTCGGCACGCTTGCCCCTCCATTTTTTCGCGGTGCGCATCGTTCCCTAAGTTGCTTGGGGCGACAAGGACTTTTTATCTAATCACGAGGACACCATGACCACCGACACCTTCGGGCGGGCGCTTGATCGCGCCGCCTTCTTCGCGGCTGTGCGGGCGAGCCTGTTCGGCGGGCGCCTGAACCAGAGCCAGGTGGAGGGCCTCGACGCCCTGCTCGATGCAGCGCCGGCCGACATGCCGTTGGAGCATCTGGCCTACTGCCTCGCGACCGCTTACCATGAGACAGCCCGGACGATGCAGCCGATCAAGGAGTTCGGCGGCGCGGCTTACTACAAGCGCATGTACGACATCGAGGGGAGCCGGCCGGCGAAGGCGCGGGAGCTTGGCAACCTGACCCCTGGCGATGGCGTCAGGTTCGCGGGCAGGGGATATGTCCAGCTAACGGGCAAGGCGAACTATGCCCGCGCGTCAAAGGAGATCGGGTTCGATCTGGTCGCGAGCCCCGACCTCGCCATGCAGCCAGGGATCGCGGCAGTCATCATGTATTCCGGCATGACGGCGGGCTGGTTCACCGGCAAGAAACTCTCTGACTACTTCCGCCCCGGTCTCGAAGATCCCTACAACGCCCGTCGGATCATCAACGGCACGGACAGGGCGAGCGAGATAGCGGACTACTACCGCAAGTTCCTGGCGGCACTCACTGCGGCTCAAACCCAAGCCCCTGTTGCCGATGTTCCGATCCCGCCACCACCTGAGATCGAACCTCCTCCGGTTCCCGTTTCCCAGCCCGCCGCTTCAGGCGGGTTTTTCTATGCCGCTCTCAAGAACCTCCTTGAGGCCCTGTTCGGAAGGAAAGCATGATGCCTCCCATCATTGGACTGCTTCTCCAATATGCTCCCGAGTTGATCGGCGTCTTCGCCGGCGCGAAGGCTGGCACGGCGGCCGGGAAGGTGGCCGATGCCGCCAAGGTCGTCTTCGGGACGGATGATCCAAAGCTGGCTCAGCAGCAGATCGAGGCAAATCCGGAACTCGCCAAGGCCTTTGTGGAAAAGGCGAGGGCAGAGATTGCCTACATGACTCAGGCGAACCAGGCGCAAGCCGCGCTCGCGATGGCTGAAGTCGAGAAGAGCTTCTGGCACTCCGGCTGGCGGCCGGCACTCTCCTGGCTCCTCATTTTCATGTGGCTCTGGAATGTCTGCATTGGCTGGACGATCCAAATCCTATCTCGGATCCCGGTCCCCATCATCCCTTGGGAGCACTTGCTAGCGTTCTCCGGCCTCTGGCTCGCGATCTATGGCGGCGGGCACACGATCAAGAGCATCATGGGGGCAAAATGACCATGCTGCACAGGAAGATAGCCCAATCTGTATTTGGGGACGCTGCAAGCGACGCTATATTAAACGGAGAGGGGAGGCGCTGCGAACGCCGCCCCCTCCTAACCGAAAGAGCCTGTGTCGGAGGCCCCATGGCTACGCAGAATAGAAGCGCAGAATGGCGCGTGATTCAATCATTCCCTGATTACGAAGTTTCGGACCAAGGCGTTATCAGGCGCCGCGTCCCGCATTCTCGTTTGAAGAACTCGTTACCTGCTGGGCATATCGTGCCGCAATGGGTTCTCCGAACTCCATTCAAGAGGCGCGACGGGTCTAAGCTCATAAAGCAGTATAAGGCCGTTTCGCTCTATGACGCAGAGAAGCGGATCAAGAAGAACGTCCTTGTCAATCGTATCGTTTGCGAAGCATTCCATGGGCCAGCGCCAACCGAGCGACATCAGGCAGCCCATAACAATGGGTACTCATTCGACAATCGCGCCGGGAACCTTCGCTGGGCATCTCCAGAAGAAAACCAAGCAGATCGCACCGAGCACGGCACCCACAACAAGGGCAGCCGTCATGGAATGTCTAGGATAACTGAAACGGACGTGATTGCCATCATCTCAAGGCTAATGGCCGGCGAGGACGAAGCGTCAATTGCGGCCGTCTATGGGGTGGGGAGGACAACAGTCACCCGCATTCGGCTAGGGACTACCTGGGAACATGTCAAACGCCCAGAAGGGTTCGATGCCATCCAAGAGCCGCGCAGAAATCCGATGACGGAACAGGACGCAATCACTGCCTTGACAAGAATGGAGGCAGGAGAGAGCCCCATTGCGCTCGCTAAAGAATACGGCACCACCAAGCGGGCAATGTACTCGCTCCGCCGTGGGGCGACATGGCCGCACATGAAGCGCAGCGGCGACTCCGTGCGGGCGATTGCCGAGACGCTCCTGCCGAAGGTTGCTGGAAAGGGGGCTTGATCTTGCCGCACCGGATCGTCCTTCGCGTCGGGCAGGGGATTGCCGAGCACTTCCCTGTCCGGGTCTCGGAATGGATCATGCTCGTTCCGCTCCTGGGATGGGCGTCGACCTTGGCCCTGGACCCCCTGACCTTCGACAAGTCGTCCTCCTTCGCTGAAATGGCCCGGTGGGCGGACGAAACCACATGGTCGTGGATCTGCTACGGCGCCGCCTTCCTGCGTCTGGTGGCCCTTGCCGTGAACGGCACCTTCAAGGCCCGCTTCCCCTACTCGCCGCACTTCCGGGGGCTGGCCTCGCTCGTGATCTGCATCTTCTGGGGTCAGATCACCCTCGGCATTCTGGTCTCTGTCGCCAACAACGGCGGCGTCATGACCGGGTTCTGGGCGTATAGCGGGTTCATGCTGCTCGAGACGTGGAACCTGCTCCGGGCGTGGGTCGATGTTGGGGCCATCAAGGCGGCTCGTGGCACATGATCGACTTCACCTCCCCGAACACGATTGCCTTCCTGCAATTCCTCGGGCTTGGCTTCCTCGGCGTGGTGGCAGCCTTCGGGCAATGGTTCGGGAGGCGGAAGGAGAGCGCCCCGGCACCCTCTAAGGATGTCGTGGTTCCATCCCTCGCCATCGCTGACAATGCGGCGATCACTCACATGGCCGATACGCTGCGGGAGGCAAACCGCGTTGCCCGGGATCACCGGGAGCATGACACGGAAATCCTCTACGAGTTGAAGGCCATCAAGGAGAGCCATCAAAGGATCGAGAGCCTGCTCGGCCGGATGCTGGATCAGATGCGGGGGCGGTAGATCAGCATTCTGGGCCCCCCGTCAACTGCCTCTGAGCGTCCATCACGGCTTGCCGCCAAGCTGCCGGACTCTATGTCGTCCCTTCCCAGGAGATGCGGCACATCACTTGGACCTCATGCCCCGCTGGCTCAGGCTGGCGGGGCTTCCGCCCTCCCATCCAGAGCAAGGGGAGAGGTGAGGGCGGCGCGAGCCTTTCGATAGCGTTCCTGCCGGGCCTCGTCCCGCGGCGTGATGATGGTGAGCCGCCCAAGGTCCATGTTGTCCTCTAGGTCTGCCAGCTTCACGATGGTGGCGATCCGGTTCTTGCCGCAGCGGGCCACGAAGTCCTGATAGGCTTCCCCCTTACGCCGAGTGAGGGCGTCTAGGGCTTCGATGACCGCAGGGCTGAAGCCCGCACAGGACAGCCTCTCGATGGGCCACCTCGGGCAATCTTCCACGACATCATGAAGGACGGCGACAACCCCGACATCGGGCTCGTCAACCCGGAAAGCCTTTTGCATCACTCGGAGCGGGTGCAGGATGTAGGGAGCGCCGGCCTTATCCACCTGACCGGAATGCGCCTCGGCAGCAATCGCGATAGCTCGTTCAAGGGTGCTCAT